AATAAACAAGCCGAACTTATGTTATTTTATGTTGATTGGTGTCCTCATTGTAAAACGGCTAAACCTGTTTGGGAAGAAATAAAATCTCAATACCAAAACAAAAGTATAAATGGTTATAATATTATTTTTACTGAAATAAATTGCACAAACGAGACAGCTGATATTGAAGCTATAATGAATAAATATAAAATAGAAGGTTTCCCAACAATTAAACTATTGAAAGACGGACAAATTATTGAATATGACGCAAAACCATCAAAAGAAACATTAAATCAATTTTTAAATACAGTCTTGTAAATTATGTGTATCAATAAATAATTTAGCGGCATGAATACCTTCATGATAATATTGTTGTCTTAGTTCAATTGATTTTAAAAAAGATGTTAAATAATTTAAATTAAGTTTTTTTACTTTACATTTAACTTCATATTTTATTTCTGGTATAGGATGATTTGTAAATTTATTAAAAATTTTAAACAAAATACATAAAATAAAATCTAGTAATGTAGAAGTAGAATCAACCTTATTTTCTTGGTCTTCATCATATTGATTCCGAATTCCTAATATTTCATCTAGATTTTTATTTGTTTGAATACAATATAATAAAGGATAATTAGCACATAAACCTCCATCAATATAACATTTATTTTCAATAATGGTTGGTGTCATTAAAATAGGAATACTTGATGACATTAAAAGAGCATCCAATAAAGATAATTCTGGATGAGTTAAATAGGATATATCTTCTGTATCAAAATTATTAATTTCAAAAGCAAAAACATGTAATTCTATTTTAGAATACTCATAAAATTCTTTTAGTGTAATATTCATTGAAATATCTTTAGCACAAAGAAGTGGTTTAAATGCTTTTTCAATAATACTTTTATCCAAAAGACCTCTTTTATTGTAAGCTTCAAATATATGTTGGGCTTTAATATTAAAAACATCAATCCATGGTCTTTTAATAATATAATCATTTACAGTTTCCCAATCAAATTTCATACATAAAATTGCGGCTAATAATGCCCCAGCCGATGTTCCATAGATTGTTTTAATTTTATCAAAATTTATAATATTTTTCTCATTTAAGTATTGAATAGAAGATAAAGCTTGAAGAAATGAAGGACCTCCTCCTGAAATTACAATGTGTTTAATATTCATTAAATATACAAATACATTTATTTTAATAAGTTTTTTTATAATAATCATTATATGTCAAGTATTTTTACATTAGAAAATATAGAAGATTTTTCTGAAAAATTAAATATTGATGAGTTGTATGAAAAAAAACAACAATATGATTTAAATAAATTAGCATTATATAATAAAATATTAAATAGAATACATGTGCGTATTAAAACTACTTCTAAGCAAAAAGTAAATGAACAATTTTGTTGGTATCTTGTACCAGAAGTAATTATTGGTGTTCCTAGATATGATCAAGGCTCGTGTATTGCTTATGTAATTAACAAGTTAAAAGAAAATGGTTTTAATGTAAGATATATTCATCCAAATACATTATTTATTTCGTGGGTGCATTGGGTTCCTTCTTATGTTAGATCTGAAATAAAGAAAAAAACGGGAATTGTCGTAAATGAATATGGAATAAAACAAGATGAAATACAAAAAAATAACGGAGGAAACCAAATAGAAAAAAATCCAAATGAATTTATGTTAAATATAAAAAATACTGAAGAACAACATCCTGAAAAAATAAAAAAAAATTATACACCTATTAATTCATATAAACCATCTGGAAATCTTATTTATGATGATAATTTATTGAATAAAATAGAACAAAAATTTAATAAATAAAAAATAAAATAAATATATGTGTATATTAATGGAAACGAATTATAAATCAAAAATAAAAAAAGAAACACAAATAAAAAAATATAATGAAAAAAATAATATAAACTCACCAGTTATTTTAACATTAGCAGAAAAAGAAAAAATAAATCCTATATGTAAAAATGTATATAGTTCTTTCACCACATTTGAAGATAAAATTGATGAAACATTTAAAAAAAATGGTATAGATTTTTTATCTACTAATTACAATTTAGAAAAAGAAATTATAAAACAACTTAAAAAAGCTGTAAGTCCATCTAATATTACTCCTGAAAATGATTTTTATTCATATATAAATGAAAGATGGTTAAAATCATATAATGTTGACGAAAATTTAAAATATATTGTTCAAATAGATAACTTTAGATTAGTTCAAGACAAAGTATACAAAGAATTACTTGAAATTGTTATAAATCAAATTAAAAAACCTGACCACTTTTCACAAAATCTAAAAAATTTTTTTTTATCAACAAGTAAGAGTGAGACAAAAAAAGGAACTATTTTAAAACATTTTGAAGATTATTTAAAGTATTTGAATACTGTTTTAAAAAATCCTGATGGATTATGGAGTTTATTAGGTGATTTAAATAGAAATGAGATTATATCTTGGAGTGTTCCAATTGTATGGACTTTAAATCCAGATGAAAAACAACCTGATACATATAGATGTTTTTTAGGTGGTCCAAAAGTTACACTAGTTGATTTAACTATTTATTTTGACGATGGTACAAATATAGAATATAAAAAAAACTATAAAAAAGAATACTATAAATATTTAAACAAAGTTTTTGAGTATTTTTTTGGAAAAAATCACAAATATAATGTAAAAGATGTTTTTGATGTAGAAACTAAAATAGTAAATGCTTTTGTGTGTGAATCAATTCCTGTTAATAATGATGAGTCTTATTTTAAAGTTACAAAAGATGAGGCTATTAAAAAACTTGGTTTAGATTGGGAAGCACTATCAAAAGCATTAGGTTTTAAAAATGTACCAGAATTTTTTATTACCACAGATATAAATTATATATTATGTATTACAAAATTATTAAAAGAAGAATGGAATACAACCAAATGGAAAACTTACTGGGTGTTTATTTTTATTAAACAAATAATGAGGTTTACAAGTGATGGTGGAACAATTTTTTATGAATTTAATGGTAAATTTGTTAAAGGTATGGAAGCAGAAGTTGATTGGCATTTATATAGAATTTTTCCATTAGGGTTTGCTTATAATACATTTTTAACAGAACGTTATATAGAATTATATAAAAATGATGAAGCAATTAATTATGTAAAAATAATGGCAGAAGATTTAAAAACTGTTTTTATTAGAATTATAAAAAGAAATACATGGTTAGACCCTAAAACAAAAGAAAAAGCTTTAAAAAAATTACATTTTTTTAAATTACAAATAGGATACCCAACAAAATTAAGAGAAGACCCAAATATTTCTTTTAGATTTAATGATATTTGGTATAATTTAGTTAAAGTTGCTAATTGGCGTGTTGATAAAGCTATTGAGTTGGAAGGAAAAGGTCTTATTGATATACCAGTAATAGATTGGAGTGAAATACCACCAAAATTTATTAGTACACAAGTGTATGTAGTAAATGCCTCATATACACCAACAGAAAATGGAATTTATATACCTTTAGGATATATTCAAAAACCATTTGTAGATTTAAATGAAAGAGGAATTGAATATAATTTAGCTAATATTGGTTTTACATTAGCACATGAAATGTCGCATAGTTTAGATGATTGGGGAAGCCAATATGATGAATTTGGAAAATTGAAAAATTGGTGGACAGCAAAAGATAAAAAAAAATTTAATGAAATTCAAAAAAATGTTATTAAACAATATGAAGTTTTTGCTTCTTATGATAAAATCAAATTTGACGCAGCAACAACTATTGGAGAAGATTTAGCAGATATTTCAGGTTTAACAATATGTACCGAATATTTAAGAGATTTTCAATTGAAAAATGAAAATATTTTACCTATTCAAGAATTATCGTTCAAAACATTTTTTGTGTATTTTGCTTTTCAACAAAGACAACAGATTAACAAACGAGCAATTGAAGCACAATTAAAAACAAATCCACACCCTTTAAATAAATATAGATGTAATGTTCCTTTATCAAGAATTTTAGTATTTAGGACAATTTTTAATATAAAAAAAAATGATAAAATGTGGTGGTATTCTACAAATAAAATTTGGGAAGATTAAATTAATTATTTAGGAATTTTGTGTATATAAAAATTTAGATTTTTATAATTTTTTTTGTTTCGTATATATATAAATGGCACAAACCCATCGTCGTCGCTCAATGTCTCGTTCAATGTCTCGTTCAATGTCTCGTTCTATGGCTCGTGGTCGCACCCGTGCTGCTGCTCGTATGGCTTCCGCAGCAGCAGGTCGTGCTGCTTCTGCCGCTCGTGCTGCTTCTGCTGCCGCTTCTCGTGCTGCTTCTGCTTCTAGGTCTGCTTCCGCATCTCGTTCTATTGCTGCTGGTCGTGCTGCCTCTGCCGCTGCTTCTCGTGCCGCTGCCGCTAGTCGTGCTGCCTCTGCCGCTGCTTCTCGTGCTGCCGCAGCACAACGTACCCGTGCTTAAATAATATATTTTAAACTATCTTTACATTGACCAAAATAATGAATCTTTAACGAATATACTGAATATATTTATTATTTGTATAAATGAATTATTTTATTAATTATATATGATAACAAAATAATTTATATTTTTACATTTCAAACGCCAAAATTTATATAGTAAAAATTATATAAAATAGAATAATTGTTTAAGGTGCTTATGAAAGACCAAAAAAAGTGTAATAATACAAATAAGACTGTTCATAAAATCTTAATTACTTTTTATTTTTTTATATTAATAATATATGAAAACTAAACATAATAGATTTAACAAAATAAAAAATAATAAAAATAATAAAACAAAAAAAAATTTAAAAAGTGTTACAAATTCATTATCTTTAAAAACTAAAGGAAAAAAATGGGTTACTGCTATAGAAGCAGCACAAAATACATTAAAAACTACTAATTCTTTATCAAAAGCTCAATTAGCACTTAAAAAACAAGCTTTATTTAATGCTCGTAAATTATTTGGTTCTATTGGAAAATTAAATTGAAATAGAATATTTAGATGTATATAATTATAAATCTAAATATGAATTCTATGATTCAATACGTAATTTCAATTCTTTTACTAATAATTTTTGTTCCAGTTTTACATATAATTAGTTTAATTTATTTTGACAAACTTATTACATATTTATCAAAAAAAAAATAAATTAATGATTCTCTTGATAAAATTATTAAAGTTCATCGTTAATATAAACTGGACGAACATTTGCGATTTGTATATTATTTGATGGATTGTTTTCAATATTTTGTTGTGATGGAATAATTACATTTGGTTGTTGTGGAATAATTA